ACAGTCAATCAACATCAGTAAATATAGTGCCTAGAAGTTTTTACGTGGGGTAATATATGACCTTTGCAAACGGTAATCGTTCATTAGCCATATGTGATAGATGTGGACAACAATACAAATATTTACAACTAAGACAAGAATGGAACGGATTATTTACCTGTCCAGATTGTTTTGAACCAAAACACCCACAATTAGATCCTGGTCATCATCCAGCTGACGCAATAGCTCTAAAAGACCCAAGACCTAATCAAAATGCTATACTAAAAGCTAACTCACCGACTGGACCAGATGATGCAACATTTAATAATTTTGGACAGCCAATGCCTGTTACTGTTTTTGTAGGAGACCCAGGTGACAGTGCGTTTATGACGACTGTGCAGGGAACTTCGCCAGATGACGGATCTGCACCCACTACATCTTCTAGTATGTTACCACAAATACCTCATCAAAAATTGACTATTGTATCTGTGGTTGGTACAGTAAGCGTGGTAATATCATGAATTATTCTGAGCTACTAGATAACGTAAGAAATTACACCGAGGTTACAAGCGATGTATTATCAAATAGCGTTGTTAATGTATTTATAACAAATATTGAAAATCAAATAGATAGGTTAATAGATACAGACGCACAAAGAAGATATGCAACCACTACTTTTGAGGCCAACAATTCTTTTTTAGATGTATCAGGACCAGAGGGTGGTTTTAGATTTGCAAGAGGTTTACAACTACATAAAAGTGATGGCACTATTGTTTGGCTTGAACAAGTAGATACTACATTTATTGATGAGTTTGCCGTAGAAAGATCTACTACAGATTCTAATTTTACAGGAGAACCTAAATATTGGGCCAACTGGGATAATCAAACATTAGTGGTGGCTCCTACGCCTAATTTAGCTTACACAGTAGAAATGTGGTATGACGAAACTCCAGAGAGAATAGGCAACGGATCTGGTAGCACAAGCACAACAACTTTTGTTTCTAACAACGCACCTGAAGTTTTACTCTATGGTGTTTTGTCGGAAGCTTATTCATACTTGAAAAATACTCAAGATATGCAATTATACACGCAGAAGTTCCAAACAGCTCTTCAAGCTTTTGCTAATGAGCAAATGGGACGTAAACGAAGAGATGAGTATGCCGATGGAGTTTTAAGAGTCCCTTTACCATCAGCAGACCCAAAAGCCTAAGGAGGGCATAAAACATGGCAATAAATCAAGCAGTCTGTGCTTCCTTTAAGAAAGAGTTATTGGCAGGGGATCATGATATTGATAATGATACTATCAATCTTGCTCTCTACACAAATTCAGCAACCTTAAATGGAAACACTACAGCCTATACCACTTCACAAGAAGTTGGTGCATCAGGCACATATGCAGCAGGTGGAGCGACTTTAACAAGTCCTACCATTGGCTTAACAGCAACTAGTGCAACAGCTTCAACAGCATTTGTTGATTTTGCAAATGTAAGTTTTACTTCAGCAACAATTTCTGCTCAAGCAGCTTTAATTTACAATCGATCATCATCAAACACTAATGCAGCTATCGCAGTTTTAGATTTTGGTAGTGTTAAGACATCAACAAACGGTACATTTACAATCGCATTCCCAACTAATGATGCATCAAGTGCTATATTAAGACTATCTTAATATAGGAGGTCATTACCATGGCAGACGCTTGGGGTGAAAATAATTGGGGCGAAGGCGCATGGGGCCAACAAAGTTCTATTACCGTATCAGTTACGGGTGTTTCAGTAACATCCGCATTAGGTACAGCCTCAGCGACTGCTGATGTATCAGTTCCTCCCTCTCCAGTAACACTCACAGCTACGCTTGGCACACCAATTGCAGAGCCAGAACACGTCATATCACCAACTGGTGTATCTTTTGAAACTCAACTCTCTGGTGCATTAGCAATAGAAGAAGGTGCAGGAGTAGTATTAGGCAGCTTATCTGTATCTTTTGCTGTTGGTGACGAAACAGGATCTGGTAGTGTCGATGCAGGTTGGGGTAGATCGACATGGGGATCTTTTGCATGGAATGAAAATATAACCCAAAACGTCAGCGTCACAGGAGTGACAATGACCACTTCACTTGGGACAACAACACAAGAAGTTGGAACAGGTGTTATTGTAAGTCCTACAGGCTTGTCAATGACAAGCACTTTAGGGACCACATCTCAAACAGGAACTGCCGTTGAAACACTTGATAGTCTAACAATTGGTGCTGCTTTATCAGGTGCGTCTGGAATTACTGGTGAGGGTAATATTGGGGTTATAGCTCCTTCAGATCAACTCGATTTTGCAATAGGCACTCCATTTATTGATATATTTACTCAAGTTGATCCTGTAGGTGTTTCAGCTACAACATCACTTGGATCTGTTACTGTTACAGCAGACAAAGTAGGCACTTTAACAGGTGTCTCTATGACTACTGCATTAGGCACAGAAACTGTAGAGACAGGTACAGGCGTAATAGTAAACGTATCAACAGTTGCTCTTAGCTTTGCAGAGGGCGCAGTAACTCCTCTAGGAGGAGCCACAGTAAATGTAACTGGACTTGATTTATCAATAGTTTCCGGTAAACCTTTTGCTACACCTTGGGCTAACGTGGTGACAGGTGCAAGTAACACATGGACAGAGGTAGACGCAGCTTAAAGTGAAAGATAAACTAACTGTAGGTGTTCACACTTACTGTCACGATGGTAATATTTCAGTTTACGATCATGATACAAATACTCTTAAATATTTAAAGTTTGAAAGAATTACAGGCCATAAAGGTCAAGCTCATGATGATTTAAGCACATGGGTTCAATATCTTAATTACTTAGGTTATGACATAGGAGACATAACTAATTTAGCCATAGTTAACTCAGGTGGAATTTATGGTGTAGATTTTCCATACAAACATTTAACACCTATATTCGTAGATCATCATTTATGTCATCATCATTCCATAATGGGAACATCAAATTATAATTCTCTAATAGTAGATAGTGTTGGAAGTAGCTTTGATTCTGTAACTATATACAAAAGAAACCAACCAAAATTAAAACTTAATGCTTATCAACATTCATGTCTTGGTAGAGATTTAGATAAATTATGGATGGGGTGGTTTACAACAAAAAAAGATGAAGATTTATATGTGGAAAGGTACAAAGAGTTTGGAGAAAACCTGGATTTTGCAGGACATACAATGGCTTTACATGCTTTTGGTAAAGACTACTCACATCTTATAGATATGCCTACATACAAGAGATACAAAAATAAAAAAAATAAACTTGTATATGTTCCTAATACCTTTGAAAATTTGTCAAACTTTAAGAAAAAGATTAATAGTAAAGATGAATCATTCATATCTAATTCTTTCGTTACATCATTACATTACTATTGGTATAAAAAATTAAGAAGACATCTTAGTAATAATTTTAACAAGCATGATAAAATTGGTTTATCGGGTGGTGTTGGGCATAACATAATATTAAACACTATGTTAAAAGAGGATTTTCCTAATTTTGCTCCTACTCCTCACTGTGGTGATGAGGGATTATCTATTGGTGCTGTTATCTTTCTTCTAGGTGGTGAGTTTTACAAAAGGTTTAGATTAAAACAATCAATTGTTGATATTAAACAACATGACGAAAACTTTGGATATGCAAAACATAGCACAATAAAAAAAGTTGCAAAATATCTTGATGAGGGAAAAATTGTAATGTGGGGACAAGGTTGGGGAGAGTTAGGTCCAAGAGCACTTGGTTATAGATCTATACTTTTCGATCCTACGGTTCCAAATGCAAAAGAAATTTTAAATGATAAAATAAAAAAAAGAATATGGTTTAGACCTTACGGAGCTAGTGTTCCTGTTGACGATTATGAAAATTATTTTGATTTAAAATATGAAAGTCCTTGGATGTTGTATCAGGCTAAAGTGAAAGATCCTTGGAAATATGCTACTATAACACATGCAGATGGTACATGTCGTATACAAACTGTAGATAATAAAAATCCGACATTTTTAAATTTATTAAAGGAATTCAAACAAATAACAGGAAGTTCGGTGTTAATTAATACATCAATGAATTTACCTGGTAAACCTATTGTAGGCACAAAAAAACAAGCTAAAATAATGTTTGACAAGTCAGAAGCAGATGTATTAGTAATGGGAGATGAGATACATACAAAACTGTTGTAGAATTGATTAAAAACTATATATTTTAAAGAGGTAATAACATGGCAAGTACATTTACAAGTAGATACAAGCTAGAGAAGATGGAGACAGGGGCTAATGCCAATACCTGGGGTACAAGAACAAATAATAATTTAGATGTTGTTGACGCTTTTGGTGGTGGTTACCTTGCAAAATCAGTAGCAGGATCAGCCAACATAACATTATCAACAGGAGATGCAGATCCTAGCACAGAATCAGCTAATAGAGTTATAGAACTTACAGGAACTTTAACAGGAGACATTGTTGTTTTTATACCCGCTACTGAAAGTGAGTATGTCTTTTTTAACAATACTGCAGGTTCACAAACTTTAACTATAGCCGCTACAGGACATACTGCTAATGGATTAGCAATTGCACAAGGTGCTTATTCCCATGTTTATTGTGAAGGATCATCCAACTTTAAAATTTACAATGCAGTAGATAAGTTAGGTGCTGTAACAATTGCAGCAGGTAAAGATTTAACTGCAGGCGGTGGTAATATTATTTTAAGAAGTAATGGCACAGTATCTGCAACTACATATACAGGTAGTGGTGCAAATTTAACAGGTGTTGAACCTTTTCCTTCAGGGACAAAACAAGTTTTTTATCAAGCATCTGCACCAACGGGTTGGACACAAGATACAACTGCTGCTTTAAACGAGGCAGTAATGTCAGTGGTTACAGGCTCAGGCGGAGGCACTGGTGGTACCACAGCTTATTTTTCTTCTTTCTTAGCAACTACAGATAAGACAGCTGCAGATAGTGACGCTCCTGTTTCAGGTTCACTTTCTGGTACAGTTGGTGATACAACATTATCAACTCCGACCATTGCATCTCATACACACCCTCTTACAACTCACAACATAAGATCACAGGAACCAGGTAAGCCTCTTATCAGAAGTGGTGGTAACGCACCTAGTGGTATTTCTAGTGGATCAGCTGGTGGTGGTGGATCTCATACTCACCCATTCTCAGGATCTTTATCTGGTGCAACTGCGGACGTTTCTGTAACAGTTCCAGCGGCGGATGTAAAATACGCTAACGTGATTATTGCTGCTAAAGATTAGTGCCTATATTTGACCCAGACGGCACGTGCCCTCTTTTAAATAAAAAATGTCTAAAACATAAATGCATCTGGTATAACATGCTTCAGGGCAAAAACCCACAAACTGGATTAGATGTTCAAGAGTGGGGATGTTCTATAGCTTGGATACCTTTACTTTTAGTAGAAAATTCAAGACAAACTATGAAAGTTCAAGCAGCAACAGAGTCTTTTAGAAATGAGATGGTAGACTCTAATAGAGCCATGGAAGGTTTATTACAAAAAAGTGATACAGCGTCTAATTTAATGAGGAATACCACGTCTATTTTTAATTTATTAAGCAAACAACAGAGGGCTGTAATGGATGGTGATAAAACGCAAGTGGATAAAACGATTGGACAATTAAGTAATAATAATATAAAAATTACAAAGAAGACTAAGAAAGCTTCGACAAAAAAGGTAAAGAAAAATGGCAACAACAGTAAATAATACAACAGTAAATACAAGATTAACTATTATATTTGATGCCGATGGACAACTCGATGGTAACGGTCCAGCAAAGGGCACAGGCAATACTGAATCCGATGTCTACTTTGATTCTAAAGTTTGCTACAATTTAAGGTCACATACTGAAATAGATGCCTCTATACATGCACTACAGTGGGATGCTGTTAATAATAAAGGTCACATTGAATACACTGACAGTAGAGACAATACATCTATAACTGAGTTACCTTCTTGGGTAACTAATGTTGTGATTAGAGTAGAGGCAGAAGATAAATACACTGAAGCTTACAATACTGCTTATGATGCTGATGCAAGTGCAAACACTGATGATGACTCAGCTGCGGTTACAGCAGGCACAAATGCAGGTGTTGCAGCAAGAGATAATTATCTTTCAGGACATAGTATAACTTACTAACAAGTGCAAAACTATATTGTAGAAATTAGAAAACTAATTCCCTCAAATATTTGTAAAAAAATTATCAAATACCATGACTATGGATTTGAAGACGCAGGTATTGTTACAAATTCAGAAGGATCAGTAAAAAAAAATATTAGAAACTGTACGACAAAATCAATACACCCTCAAACGTTCGGCGAGACAATCCTTCATAATTATATTCTTAGTAAATTTTTTTCAGCATTAAAAACTTATTCTGACAAGCACAAATATAGTAAGGTTGAAGAAATATCACAATTAGACATTTTAAAGTATGTATCCAATGAATATGAAGCAGGATACAGATATCATACTGACTTCGGCCCTAAAACTCAAGATAGAGCTATATCTATTTCTGTTTGCTTAAACAATGATTTTCAAGGTGGAGAGTTTATGTTTAATTTAGATGGCAAGGAAATACAATATCCACAGAATGAAGGAGACTGTATTATGTTTCCGTCAAATTTTATGTTTCCACATCAAGTAAATAAAGTAACAAGTGGCACTAGATACGCCCTAATAGGATGGGCTATTTGATGGAGCCAATATTCATTCCTGAGTTCTTACCTAAACAAATACTAAATTTGTCTTACTCTTATTCACTTATAAAATTTTCTAATACTAAATCTTTTAAAATAGATGATCAGGCTAACTCACTTATAGGAGTCTATTCTGATACATTTATGGAAACTCTTATGGAGGCAAGCACACCAGTTGTAGAGCAAAATGTAGGTAAAAAATTATTTCCAACATACTCTTACTTTAGAATATATGATAAAGGATCTGATTTAAAAATTCATAAAGATAGACCCTCTTGTGAATACACGGTTGCTTTATGTTTAGGTGCAGATCCTGCTCAGGAGCCTTATGAAATATTTGTCGGAGAAGAGGATAATAACTCTGATTACAAGTATTACTCTAATGAAGGTGACTACAATAGATACAAAATAGATTATAAATTCCCTATGATTCCAAACAATGCGTTAATATTTAAAGGCATGGATAAAATACACTGGAGAGAATATTGTAAACACGATCATTTTATAACTGTATTTTTACATTATGTAGATCAAGAAGGTGAATTCAAAGAGTGGAAATTTGATAAGAGAAAATGTTTGGGAGAGAAAAAAACTAAAAATTCTTAATGACCGACATTACTTGTGATTACAGAGATTGTGACTCTGCAGACATAGGACCATTAATACAAGCCATTAATATGCTTGGTGAGAATTTAGTGGGTTTAGAACTAGGTGTTGATAAAGGAGAGAGTAGCTTAACTATTCTACATAATTGTTCAATTGAAAAGTTATATCTCATAGATAATTGGAAACCTTACGATGATTGGTTAAAAACTAAACCTGATGGTAAACCTGCTTATAGCGTAAATAAAATTGATATAGAACTAAATGAGTTCTTGACAAGGCTCAAGGTTAAATATTCTGGCATGTCAGATAATGTTGAAATAATAAAAAAGGACTCATTAGATGCAGTAAAAAGTATACCTGATTTTTCGTTAGATTTTATATTTTTTGATGCAATGATGACTAAAGAACAATCTTACAATGAAGCTCATGCTTATTATCCAAAGATAAAAAAAGGTGGATTTTTTATGGGGCATGATGCAAACGCAATAGAGCAAGTTATGAAACCTATCGTTTCTATCAAACAATATTATAATAACAAAAATAAAATACATAGGTACCTAAACACCTTTTTATTTAAAATTTAAAATGTCATTTATACAAAGACCTGAAATAAACAATATTTATTACAACTTTCTAGATAAAGAAGTTTGCAATAACGCTATAAAATATGTTGAAGAGATGAAAGATAAAATTACAGATAATCCTTACGTTTGTAAGTGTATTACAAGTGATAGTTTAAGTCACAATATTCTTAATGATTTAAAATTACAAGGTTTACATTTAAATATTTTAGCTCACGTGCAGAATTATATGTCAATGTCTGGTAAATATTATGAGGGGTTTATTGAAAAATCGTGGTTTAATATCTACCACAAAGAGTTTTTTCAAGAATATCACGTGCATATTGACCCTATACATAGATCGCTATGTGGAATCATATATTTAACTGATTCACCAGATGCGGTAACACAGTTTTATTTTCATGACACAATATCTGTGCAACCAGAATTTGGCAAAATAGTTTTGTTTCCAGACACGGTGGAGCATAGAGTATCAGCTAATGAAAGCGATAATCAGAGAATAACTTTAGCTTTTAATTATAGAAAATGTAATGAATGGAAAGGTATGTATATATAAATGTTAAATCAAGAAGAACTAAAAGACAAAAATTATAAAGTTTTTTTAGGAATGCCTATGTATGGAGGATTACTTACTGAACCTACTTTACATGGATTATTAGAGCTACAACAATGGTCAGTAGCAAATAATGTGCATTTGAGAATACAAACGATGGGTAACGAAAGTTTAATAACAAGAGCTAGAAACACAATTGTATCTATGATGATGGATCAACAAGATTTTGTAGCAACGCATCTTTTATTCATTGACGCTGATATAGGTTTTACGTCTAAAAATGTTGAAAGACTACTATGTGCCGACAAGGATATTGCATGTGGTATATATCCTAGAAAGCACATACATTTAGAAAAAATTAAAGGTATTTTAGAAAAGCACCCTGATCTATCTAATGATGAATTAGAGGCTAGAGCTTTGGGATACAATATTAATTTTGATGATCCTACAAATCTAAGGGGAGAGGGAGGTTTCTTTCCTGTGCAAGAGGCAGCAACGGGAATGATGCTAGTCAAGAGACAAGTATTTAGAACTATGATGAAAAAGTTCCCAGAGAGAAAATATGAGTCTGATCAAATAGTAAATGGTGGATATTATAAGTCAGATAATTGTTATGATTTGTTTGCTGTTGGACCATATGAAACAAAAACAAAAGAAGGTAAACCTCAACTAAGATATCTTTCTGAGGATTATTATTTTTCTAGGTTGTGGCAAGAGTGTGGAGGTAAGATATGGGCTGACCTAGCAATGCCTTTATCACATTTTGGTAACAGAACATTCAAAGGTCATGTAGGAGCTTTAGTAGAACCTCAAAAATGAATAAAGTAGATAATTTTTTAAACAATCCTGATCTTATCAATGGTTTTTGGGACAAGTATATTGATAAGGGTGAAATAAAAATGTGTCTTAAAAATAGAGCACATGAAAGACAATTAGCTGCTGATTCATTTACAACTTTACTACCTAACACTGATTTTTTCTTACCATTAATTTATGATTTAAAAACTAAAATTGACCAAAATCATATGGATACACAGAAAATTAGAATTTATAGATGGTTTATAAATATACATCCTACTGGTTATGATGGCACAATGCATGAAGATAACTATGAAAACTTACCTACCTTTTTATATTGTTTAGCTCCACATTGGGATCCAGAGTGGGGTGGCGAGTTTATTATTTATGATGAAAATAAAGAGGCTACAAACGTATGTTCTTTTAAACCAGATCGTTTAATTATATTTGATGGGTCACTTAAACATAGAGGTGTAGCACCAACAAGGTTAAGTTCTCTTTTGCGAGTAACAATAGCTTTTCAAACAGAATTATTAAAATAATAATTTATGGAAATAAAATTAGAGAATTGGTTTAGCACCAAGATATTTCACACTAATATTGACATTGAGTTTTGTAATAAATTGCAAGAAAAAGTTGTAATAGATAAAGATAATTGGAAAAGAGATTTAAATAATGTCAATGCACTGACAACAGGTTGGGACGGATTAAATCAATATCAAGATTTGCAAGAATTATCACAATACATATGTCAAAATGTTTTACCAAAAATAGGACAAAGCCAGAATTGGAGATACAATAATTGGCACACAAAGGAGGCATGGGTTAATTTTTATCAAAAGGGAGATTCTACCAAAATGCACAACCATGGATTTGCAGATTTTTGTGGTGTTTTAATAATTAAACCAGGAGAGGGCAACTTAATTTTTTCAAGAACTGAACTGATAGAAGGTAAAACAAAACCATTTGAGACTATTAATGATGAGCAAATTAATGAAACAAAAGGCAAATTGGTATTATTTCCCTCATACTTATATCATACGGTTACAGATTGTAAGAATGATAGGATATCTGTTGCTTTTAATTTTTCTAATGATCCAATCAAGGAATTGTAGTATATTTTTTAAATGCCCCTAGTAAATTTTAGACCAGCACCAGGTATTAATAAAGAAGTAACCGATTACACAGGTGAAGGTAAGTGGACTGATGGCGATAATGTGCGTTTTTTTCAAGGTCTACCACAAAAAATTAAGGGCTGGGAAAAATTTATAAACACTACAATAGTCGGTGTCGCTCGAGATCAACACGCTTGGGTGGCCTTAGATGGCACAAGATATGATGCTGTTGGAACCGATAGAAAATTGTATGTTATTGAAGAGGGTAGAGCTTATGACATCACCCCATTAAGAAAAACTACTACATCATTATCAAACCCTTTTACAACAAATGCAACAACTACAGTTGTAGTCACGGACACAGGCCATGGGGCACAAGTCGGAGACTTTGTAACATTTGACTCTTTCTCTGCCATAGACGGTCTTGACATGAATAAAGAGTTTGAAGTCATAACTGTTGCAAATAATAATGCATATACAGTTACAACCACTGCAGCAGCGTCAGGCTCGACATCTGGTGGTGGAGGAACGGGTAACGCAAAATACCAAATAAATATAGGTCCTGAGTTTTCATTACCTGCATTTGGTTGGGGCACTGATACTTGGAGTTCAGGTACTTGGGGTACACCATCTACTGTTTCTAATGTTACATTAGAAGCTAGACAATGGTCTTTAGATAACTTTGGTGAAAAATTAGTTGCAACGGTTCTAAATGGTGGTGCATTTGAATGGAATCCCTCTACTTCAGTATCAACTAGAGCAAGTGCAATAACAGGTGCACCAACGGCCTCAAGAATTGGTTTAGTATCTACACCAGATAGACATTTAATTTTTATGGGTACAGAGAATGAGATAGGTGATCCAAGCAAACAAGATGATTTGTTAATAAGATTTTCTAGTCAGGAAGATATAAATACTTATCAACCCACAGCAGAAAACACAGCTGGCTCTCTAAGAATTGCTGACGGATCACGAATCGTAGCTTCCGAAAGATCTAGAGGTCAGATTCTTGTATGGA